CATTTAATTTATTTATCTTTAATTCGCTCAAATCAACCTCCGAATCAACAGCAACACCATTGTCATCATAAACGGTAACTGGATACATCTCACCATATGCGGTTGACCTTAGCCATATCATAATGGCATTCCTATCACCCATCAATAAATCCTTATATCGCAACTTTGGCTCCAATAACTTTCTGTTAATTAATATCTCCAAAAAATCACCACTGTTAACCAAATTCGGTGAAGATAATATGTTCTCATCTGCTGTGGTCATATAAGCAACCTTAACAGAACTCTTCCCCAAACCATATAACTTACCACCACTAGGTAACGGAATAACATCAAAAGATTGATTCATCTGAGGTTGACTCAAATCCTCAATAGCCTTCTTACGCTTATACTCCTTAAATTCATCATCCTCGTTTGAAGAACCACCACCATTATTAACTGGAGGCTTAGGAGGTTCATTGTTAACAACAACCTCGTCATTACCCGAACTCTTCTTGTAAGCCTCATCTCTTAATCGCTTCTGCTCAGCAGTACGAATAGCCTCTTGTTCATCAAAACTTAACGTCTCGTCAACAATAATCGGCTCAGAATATACAGACTCACTTGCGGTCGGCTTACTAATACTATCCTTTGTAGGAAATACATTTGGCTTCTTTGTTTCACTCATAGCTAAATACTTTTTTATATGATAATATAATATAAAAAATATCTTTGTAAATAATACAAAACAAAAAATCCCTCAAAATTAATTGAAGGATTTAATATTATTAAATATCTTATAATTAAACCTAAACGGTTAATCCCAATTTTGAATTCTGAATTTCAATGCATTCTTCCAAAGAATTTGCCTCAGATTTATCATCCCTAAAATCACTTAACGCTGGATAAAAAACTGAATTACCACCCTTTGAATTTGTTGATAACCCATTACACTTTATCTCAATAATGCTTCCCAATAACTTATCTTGATTATTGGTAACATATTCCATTAACTTTTCAGTTAATCCTTGAGCATTGGTTACCAATCTACCACAAGAGCTCTTGCATGCAATGCTTGAAATAACATTCTCATTCTTTGTACCTTTAGCTCCGTAATTAAACCCAATAACCTCCAAATCCAAATTCATCTCAAGCTTTAATTTTAATTGATACGAATGTTTGCCGTTCTTCCATCCACCATCCAAACTCTTAATAACGGTTCCCTCTTCACCCCTCTCCAATACCTCAGCAAAATGAATCATTGCTTCCTCATAAGAGGACACAATCCTATGTTCAATTATTTCAATTGAATTGCTCTCACCAATAACCGATTTCAAACGATTAAATCTATCAATTCTTTTAATATTTGATTTTGCTTCAAAATATTCATCAATATCAATGATATCCCAAACCTTTAATTTAATTCTTGATACAGCATCCTCAATTGTCATCCCCTTCTCCTTAATGAAGGAAATACATTTCTTTTGATTCTCAGCATCGCTTCTTGAATCAAACTTTAATTTGTAATCGATTATTGAAGCAATAATTCCATTTGAAATTAATCTGCTAATCCCCTCAATTATTAATTCCCCATTCAAAACGCAATCAGCCAAACTCCCCAATTCCCTTGTTAAAAAACAATCACCAAGAACCGTTAATTCCCCTTGTCTTGATTCCATTTCAACCTCACCATTTCTTATTATAACATTCACATATCTTCCGTCAGCCTTAACCTCGCTCAAAACTTGATTGCCACCCTTGAATAATGCCTTAGCTTTCTTAATATCAAACGACATGCATCCTTGATATGGAGTCTCCTCAATCAATCCCTTAAAAACCTTATTTATAAAGGATGAACCCATGCCAATCTTGCAATCCTTCTCAATAACCCTTTCAATAATATAAGCATCATCAGATGATACATTACCCAATAAAATGCTTAATGTATCAATTGCGCTCTGACCAGTTATCTCCCTATTGGAAAAACGAATTAACATATCCAATCCCTCATCCAAAGTCCATTGAATCTCATCAAATGTATAATCTGGAATCCTCTTGATGTAAAACTTCATCCGCTTTGAATTAGCCATGTAAAGAACCCTTCTTAATAACTCATTATCAGAATAGTTCCTTAATATATCCATCTTTGCATTGTTGCCACCCGTTGATGATATCTCATCAAAAATCTGTTTAATATTCATGTCTCTTTAATTTTATAAAACAAAGATACAAAATTAATTTGAAATGATAATATTATATAACAAAAAATCCCTCAAAATTAATTGAAGGATTTCTAATATATCTTAATTATTAATTACCTGTTGAAAAATGGATTCTCAGAAGCGGATAACATATCCCTGTTATTGTTCATGTATTGAATTCTGAATTGAAATAACTTAATGGATTCCATATAATCATTAGCCTCCTCAATATCACCAGCAGCCTTAGCAGCATTAGCTCTCTCGATTTTATCATTCATCATCTTCTCATTCTCAGCAATAGCCTTGTCAATAGTCTTGAAATGTTTAATCATGTTCCAACAAATCTCCTTCTGCTCTTGCATTGTTGTATTATATTTTTAAAAATAATCATCACCAGAAACTTCTTCTTCATTAAGTTTCAATCTTGAAACTCTATCAGTTAATCTACTTTGAATATCTCCATCACCTTTAGCTGTACTAACAATAAGTTCCTTTTCTTTAGTCATATCACCTTTAGCAATCTTAATAATCTCTCTAGCTAATTCATCAATATCTGGGTCAGTTTTTTGAGGACCACTAAAATTACTTTCTTTGATTAATCCTTTAGATTCTAAATATCTTGATTCAGCCAATAGGTTAGCCTTAACCATATTTAACTTTTTATCGTATCTTCTCATAATAGCTTTTTTATATATAAATATAGTTGGATATTGAAAAACTTTAACCTATATTTGTTTTTTTAAGAAATGGAGGGAAAAGTTAAAATATGGATTATAAAGAATTTTTTACAAAGGATAATAAAAACGGAGCAAAAACAAGGGAAGAATATTTAAAGAAATCTTACCCTGATATATATGAGAAATTAAAATCTTTTATATTAGAACATGGTATTACAGTAAATACTTTTAGGGAACAGGTTTATTATTTCATGAATAATATTGCTGAACAACATAAATGCTTAGGTTGCGGTTCAGATGTTAATTTTAGGGATTCACTAAATAAAGGATATACAAAATATTGTTCATTAGATTGTGCAAATAATAGTGGGCAATTAAATGATAGGGCAAAACAAGCAACTCTTAAAAAATATGGAGTTGAAAGTATCAATCAATTGGAATCTGTTAAAGATAAGAAAAAATTAACTTGGATTAAAAACTATGGTGTTGATAATCCTTCAAAATATAAACCTATAAGGGATAAACAAAAAGAAACTTTAATTAAAAATTATGGTGTTGACCACCCAATGAAATCAGATATTTTAGTTGAAAGGCAAAAAAATAGTACTAGAGAGAAATATGGTGTGGATAACCCATTCCAATCTGAAGAAATTAAAGATAAAATTAAGAAAACTAATTTAAAAAATCTTGGAGTTGAATATCCGAGTCAATCAAAAGAAGTTAGAGACAAAGTAATTGAAACAAATATTAGAAAATTTGGTGTACCATACACAACCCAGTCAGAAGAATTAGTTAAAAAATTAAAAAATACAACATTTAATAAGTTAAAAGATAAAATACCTTGTATTATAAGACCTGATGGTAAAAATATCATAGCTCACTGTGATAAATGTAATTCTGAATATAGTATAGGTAGAAAATTACTACTTGTTAGATTTAAATTAAAGCATGAATTATGTACAATATGTAACAATATAGATTTCAACAGCTCATCCAAAATGGAAAGAGATATTTTTGAATTCATGAACCCAATTATTCCAAATTTAATAGAACGTGATAGAAAATTATTGAATAGAACCGAAATAGATATTTTATCTTATGAAAATAAAATAGGTGTCGAAATTGATGGTATATATTTTCATTCTGAAGTTTTTAAAGTGAAAAATTATCATATAAATAAAACCAATAAATGTGAAAAATTAGGTTTTAAATTAATTCATATATTTGAAGATGAATGGGAATTTAAACCAGAAATTGTTAAATCAAATATAAAATATATTTTTGGAATATCTGATTATAAATTTGATTTTAAAAATTGTTTCCTAAAAGAAATATCTAAAGGTGTTGCAAATGATTTTATAAATGAAAATCATATTGAAGGTGAATCTGATTCAGATATTAATATTGGTTTATATAATAATGATGATACATTAATTTTTGTTCTATCAATTAAAGATAACGAAATAGTTAGATATGCTAATAAATTAAACCATTTGGTTATTGATGGTTTAAAAGAAACTATTAATTATTATGTTGAGAAATATAAACCTAATGAAATAACCACTTACGTAGATAGAAGATGGAGTCAAGGCAAATCATTTGAAGAACTTGGATTTGATTTAATTGAAATATCTAAACCAAATTATTTTTATGTTGATAGGAAAAATAGAATTATTAATGTTAAAAGAACACAATCAACTAAATTTAATAAAATATATGATTGTGGTACTAAAAAATATAAAAAAAGCTTCGTATAATAAATGAAGCTTTTTTTATATTTAAGTTAATTAAAAATTATTATTAAAATAATAATATAGCTCTTGGAAACCTTAGGTCCATTGTTATTTCGCTTAAAGAATCATCATCCATCGAAAGGTCACCAAAACTTACGTTGGTTACCATAGCATTTTCAAGCATCCATTTCTCAACCACAACACCAGTAGGGTCTAACATTTCAATGGAAATATTACGTTGATATCCAGATGCATAGCCCTGGCGCCCTGTGATTGATTCTGAACCTAATCGCACCCATTCCATTACCGCTTGAGCAGCAGAAGGTCCGATAGGGTCTCTAAGGGTTACAGATATTGGTTCCCAAGTAAATCTACCTAATACCCAAGTTGATGTATTAAGGAAAGGGATTTCGACTTCATTTTGAGATATTGAAGGTCTTGAAGCTGAAGCCAACCACCATTCTTGGATTCCTAGTTCAGAAGGGAATCTTATAAGCCATCGATTTTTTCTTTTAGGTTCGAATGGGTTGGGCATTTTGGTCAATAAGTCGCTCATTTTCAGTAAGTTACGTTTTAATTTTTATTAATTAGTTTTTTTGTATTTTAATTAGATATTTAGTATCTTTGTTAATAAATATAATTACAATAAAAATATTCCATTATTATATATCGATTTATTAAAATAAATTTGATTTATTTAAAAATTTTTACATATCTTTGCTTTATTAATTAAAAAGTTATTAATATGGGAACGGCAATAGATTGGTTGTATAATAAAATGTACGAACATAATGGATGAACGAAATATTAGGTTAATATTGCATAGCAATGATATTGGTGATTCAATTGCTGAAACAAACGAATTTAAATATAAAATAATAAAATGAAGATTGGAAACGTATTAAGTTTGTTTGATGGAATTAGTTGCGGACAAATTGCATTAAATAAATCTGGGATTTCTTATGATAATTATTATGCTTCTGAGGTTGATAAGCATGTTATTAAAGCTACTCAGCATAATTATCCTAATACTATTCAATTGGGGAGTATTACAGAGGTTAAAGGAAGTGATTTACCAAAGATTGATTTATTGATTGGAGGTAGCAGTTGTCAGAACTTTTCATTTGCTGGTAATAGGGTTGGAATGAGCACACTTGATGGGGTTAAAATAACATCTCTTGAGCAATACCTTGAGTTAAAGAACAATGGTTTTGAGTTCAAGGGGGAGTCTTATTTATTCTGGGAATACATACGATTATTGAATGAGGTTAAGCCAAGATATTTCTTATTGGAGAATGTTGTTATGAAAAAGGAATGGGAGGATGTTATAACTGAAGCAATGGGAGTTGAGCCAATATTAATTAATAGTTCATTGGTTTCAGCTCAGAATAGGAGAAGGTTATATTGGACAAATATTCCAAATATTGAGCAACCAGAAGATAGAGACATAAAACTTGTTGATATATTGGAAGATATCGATATGGTTAATCCAAGCGCCGTTAGAGGTAGAAGATTAAATAAAGCCACAATTCTTGGTAGAAGGTTAAATGATAATGGCAAGCGTGAGGATAACAATAAAACCATTCCAATCACACAATGTCTTGAGGTTAGAGCAACCAATACTGATAAGAGCAATTGTTTAACAACGGTATCAAAGGATAATGTATTAACTACAATGCCTATTGGTAGACATCCTGATGCTTTTAAAAATAAACTACCTTTTAGGTATTATACTGTAAAGGAATATTGTAGATTGCAGACAGTTCCAGATGATTATTTTGGGGATGTTATAAGTGAGAGTCAAATTAAAAAAGCTCTTGGTAATGGATGGACAGTTGATGTAATTTCACATATTTTTTCTTATATAAAATAATAAAATGAAGATTGGAAACGTATTAAGTTTATTTGATGGTATGTCATGTGGACAGATTGCTTTGAATAGAACTGGTGTTTCATATGGTGATTATTATGCATCAGAGATTGATGACTACGGCATTAAAGTAACAATGTCTAACTATCCAAACACGATTCAATTGGGTAGTGTTATAGGAGTTAATGGTGATAGTTTACCAAAGATTGATTTATTAATTGGGGGTTCTCCATGTCAATCATTTTCTTTTGCTGGTAAATTAAAGGGTATGTCTACTTTGGAT